CCCGGCGATGTCATATTTTTCCACTATAGTGGTCACGGTTCTCAGACCTTTAGCACATTAGAGGATGATAAGTTAGATGAAATCATTTGCCCAATTGACATCGACTGGGTTAAAAATGTCATCACTGATAATGAATTAAAAGAAATATTTAATCCTGTTCCAAACGGTGTAAATGTAACAGTTATTCTAGATTGCTGCCACAGCGGTCACGGTTTGGATCATAACGAAACTGCTGCTGTTGGGACCAAGGACATATTGGAGGCACCGAAAGTCAAGGTGTCGACACGTTCCAAGAAGCAGCGTCATTTACCACCACCTCCGAGCGTTCTTGCAAAGGCTAAAAGGAAGAAGATGGTTCTTAGAGAATGGTCGACGAGCAGAGATATTAACCAGAGTGCCCTATTAATTGCTGGATGCATGCCACACCAGACATCTGCAGATGCCACCATTGATGGTGTACCACAGGGCGCAGCAACGTCGTCGATCATTTCCGCGGTAAAGGCCAACCCTGAAATTACATATCTAGAGTTATTCAATAGAATGACCGGATTTATGGTAACAAATAAGTTTTCCCAGAGGCCGCAACTTGACGGATCGTCTCTACTTTATGGCAGAAAATTTATTGAGCCTTGGATAGTTGAAACACCCGCGCCAGTTGAAGAACCAGTTGTCGTTGTTGCTCCACCTGCTGTAATTGTAGAATCGGCACCAGCTGACGATAAGAAAAATAAGGCACTGATGATAGGTGCAGGTATATTGGTGTTAGTTGTTCTATTTTTGATCTTTGGCTAAATTGACAAGATAAATAATTTTGTAAGATGCCCATAGCGGGGTCTTACAAAATAGCGGTATGGTGCCGCATATTAACTTGCTTAAAAAGGAGTATATTATGTCAAGAAGTGATTTTTCACGCCTATTCGATCAACTCGAAGCTCTCTCTGTTGGATTCGGTCCCGTATTTAGAGATTTCCAGAATCCAACCAGTAGTTATCCACCTCACAATATTGTCAGAGTCTCTGATAACGAATTCTATCTCGAACTTGCTATAGCAGGATTTAAGAGAGATGAAATTCAGATGGAGGAACATCAGGGACAACTAACAATTAGAGGAGATAAGGCAACCGATACGTCGGATACATCTTATCAATTCCGTGGAATTGCCGCTCGATCATTCTCAAAGAACTTTCGCATTGCTGAATACTTTGAAGTTAGCGACGCTTCCCTTGAAGACGGTATTTTAACGGTTAAGTTTACGAAGAATGTGCCCGAGGAAGCGAAGCCTAAGATGATTGCCATAAAGTAATCTAATTTTCTTACAAAAGGGCCCCAATGGGGCCCTTTTCCAATAGTATATAATATAGAAATATTAGATAAATAATAGCAATCATCTTAGGAGACGAATATGGCTATTACCAACATGAAAAAACTTCCGGATAAGGATATCTTATCAGATCCAATTACCTATGTTACAGATCCGGGCACATTGACTGTTAACTTATCTACCTTTGAAGTATCGGTACACGACGGTGTTACACCCGGCGGTTTACCAGTTGGTGGCGGTGGCCCATTGCCACCCGGTGTAGCCACCGAAGCATATGTAGATACAGCAATCTCTAATTTAGTTGATGGTGCACCAGCAATGTTGGATACCTTAAACGAATTAGCAGCCGCATTGGCAGATGATGCGAATTTTGCCACAACAATGACCACAGCCCTAGGAAATAAAGCAGATACATCAAGTCTTGCACCAGTGGCAACAAGTGGCTTATATTCATCTCTTACAGGAACACCGGTTCTAGCGACCGTGGCAACAAGTGGCTCTTACAGTGATTTATTGAACATTCCGTTACCTCTAGGAAGCCACCTGCTAAACATTGACCGTCGTCGCACTGATACGTATGTCGCCGATGGTTCTTCAGACAGGCCATTTAAGACTATTGCAGCAGCAGTGGCTCAGGCAGTTTCAAACGGCGATGGCGCGTCGACGCCGTATAGTTTTATTGTTGCTGAAGGAACCTATGCTGAGGGAATTAACCTCAACAGCACTGGTCTGTCAAATGTATCTCTCGTTGGTTTGGGACGAGTTGCTATTGATCCAGTCAGCGGTAATGCACTTACATGCACGTCTGGTAACAGTGGGTTGAAGCAGTTGGTTATTCGTAATATGGAATTCGCAGATCCAGTAGTTATTACTGGCGACAGTACAGCTGATCAGTTCAACAATGTTGTATTCTATGATGTTGCAATGGGTGTTCTTACAGCAACATGTATGAATTCGCTGAATATTCGTGGTGCATACATTAGTGGAACAGTCACTCTTTCCAACGTTGCCTGGTTCTATTGGGATGGCGTACAACACGATGCTCAGACAGTAACGGTTATCTCCGATACCACAGCAACACTACCTGCATGGGGTATGGCAAATGCCGGTGGATACTTTGTCGGTGGCAAGTTCCAAGACCTAGTTTTTACAAGAACAGGCACTGGCAACTTTAACATGAATATAAATAGTTGCTATACTGGTCTAACAGCTGGTGCATATACTGTACCTGTCGGTTTTACTGTAAATGCACGTAATAGCACCATGAGAGGTACCTGGACCAATAGTGGCACCATGAACCTATATAGCTCTACTGTATTAAATCCAATTGGTGGCGCTGGAACAACAAACTATCCTGGAATTACAGGTGCTCAAACAGTTCGCACTTCCAATGTTACCTTCCCCGATGGAACACAGAGTGGTGCTGCAATAAGCATTACAGATTTGCAGACTCTTGTGGCGGCCTGTGCCGACTTTGATGCATTCAAAACTGCTATTGCGGCACTTTAATTAGACTTCAACCTTGACAAACTCGACTCTATATAGTAGACTGTACCTACTATATAGAGGCGTGACTTATGTCAACTGAAATCGAAGTCATTGAAAAGATTGACGAGACAATTAAAGTACAAATTCCGAAGTTATACAAGGTATTGTTGCATAATGACGACACTACCACGTTTGATTTCGTAATTGCAATTCTTATGAAGATTTTTCATAAGACTGTCGAAGAAGCGGTTGAGGTAACTAAAGCGATTCATGTCGAGGGCCGCGGAGTCGCTGGCGCGCCTTATACACGTGAGATTGCCGAGGAAAAGACAAATGAGACAATTAGCTTTGCAAGAGCTAACGGATTTCCTTTAACCGCCACGTTTGAAGAACTTTAACCATAAATATCCTGTGTATACAGGAAATCGATGTCATCAACTCTAATCCCAATTAAAGCCTTTTTAGGAAAATATTACTCGGAACTATTATACTCGGCTTCTCAGGACAAGTATAAAAATACTGGCTTGGATGCATTCTTTGAGCAGAGATTTTATATCCAAAATAATAAGGTCCAGATGATAGTAGATCCTACTATGTCAGGACTAACTGTAGTAGTATCGGGTAATGAATTACTCATTAGTAAAGAACTATACGACCATCCGGGTGTTGTGGTTACTAATTCGTTGGAAAATACGCAAGCCACCAACCCTAGAAATTTATATAATCCTGAAACATTTCCAACTCTTGCTTATCTTGTCTGCCAAAATCATACCACTTTTCAAATTGTTGGAGAGATTGATGAGCCAATCTATGTACGGTATAGATGTGAATTTGAGACATTCTATAATTCGGTAATTGTATTTAACATCTCAGATGGGATTGAAGTAGAGATAGTAGAAGAAATCGAAAGTTATAGTGCAATAAACTCAGTCACTAATTACATTCTGTACCCGTCCTCAAAGCTCAATCTCAGCACTTTCTATCAGAATAATATATCTGGTATCTCTTTCTGCTACAGAAATGTGATAGCACAGAGTAATTCTTCCTTCACCCATGTTCTATTTGGTAAAGGATCGTCGAATATAATTGACGAAAATAGATTACAGGTTTTTAGTGGCTCTAAATCGGAATTATTGGGCGTTATAAACTCCGACGGCCGCAGATTCCACTCAATTCTGTATGTAGAACCGCAAGCTGCCGACTATAAGGTAGATGTGGTATATAAGGATGTGCTCAGTGGCAAGGCAGACGTTACATTTTTCCCTATAATTGTCGGGAATGTAATTTCAGATTCGGCCACTATTGAGGTCTCGGATATCACGGTCGAGGATATACCAGCAGATAAAATCGAGACCGAAGTTACAGAGTTTGTGTCCGATATTATAGATCGTGCTAAATTAGAAAGAATGGTGGGAGTTAAAAGGTTCTACGATAACAAATCAAAGTTCCTGCACTTTCCATAAATAATAAGTGGGTAATACCCACGTATAACCAGCCGGAGAAATAAAAATGTTTAATATTACAGATATCCTATCTTTGGGGTCAGCATACACTGTTGCCGATCAGGCAGGCAACATTATTAATACAATTCAGGTAATACCAATGACTGAATTGCTAGAGGCCGCAGTAGGACCTTATACCGATGACTTCGGCAATTTTCAAACTTACATTGATCGATCAATTGAGACCTTGTCGGGGTACGATGAAATTGATCCGTATCGAGTTCTTTGGTTCGCAACCTCGAAAGATGAAGTTGCACTATCTGAGATTATAGAATATGCTGTCAAGAATGGTTACGATAGGATTATCCTTGAACATCTTGAAGAATTAGAGTAATACTGTTATAATTACTAGGCCCTATTAGCTCAGAAAAATGGACGACCTCTGCACACAAGGCGGCGCCGCCGGCTACATGTCATTCCCAGTTACACTGTAGAGAGCAGCCAGCACTTAACTGGAAGGACGGTGGTTAGAAGTGTTCCATCATGGGGTACCATATTTGATATTATGAATGAAGAAAAACGAAGTGTAATATGTGCATGGATAGGCGGCGGCGAATGCTGTCGCCATCCTACCATGTATGGGAAATCATACTGTGAGGTACATCACGATAGAATGTATACTACTATGCTTCCAGAGATGGCTAATTATATAATTGAGAAAGAACTAAAGGAAGTCCTTCAGAAGCCGATTGACTCTTAGGCAGGTTCCTGATATACTAAAAGTATACAAGGAAAAATATGAGCATTCTAAAGATTCTGGAAGACATTGGTTCTGACACGAAACGTGGGCATAAGCTGGCGCTTATTGAACAACACAAGAATAACGACCTTTTCCTTAAGGTAGTCAAACTTGCATTGGATCCGTATGTCAATTTTTACATCAGAAAAATCCCAGAATACACCTTCAGATTCCTTGACGGGGCCAATGACAGTCACAAGACCCTCGACTGGGCACTGGCTGAACTTGAGAAGCTTTCAAACCGCCAACTCACCGGCAACGCAGGTATTGAGCATTTGCGCAGTATTTTGTCTGAGCTCGATAGTGATGATGCCACTGTTGTTAGGCGCATTATTGGTAAGGATCTTCGCTGCGGTATGGCGGATGGTATCGTCAACGCGGTAGTCGACAAGTTTATTCCTACATATCCATGTCTGCTTGCTCGTCCTTACGACGAGAAAAACATTAAAAATATCACTTACCCGGCCTACAGTCAACTCAAGGCCGATGGTCTCCGAGCAAATGCCATCGTCGACGGGCACAAGGTTACATTATGTGGTCGTAGCGGCAGAGAAATTGATTTGCTCGGGTATCTAGATCAGCCAATGATTCACTTGGCGGCCGAATTTCCCTGGCCAGTAGTGTTCGATGGTGAATTTGTAGTAGTCAATGAACACGAAATGGTGATTGACCGCAAAACCGGTAATGGTATCATTAATAAGGCCATCAAGGGAACAATTAGCGATGCTGAGGCTAAGACGATCCGTTTCCAGATTTGGGATGCAATTCCTCTTGCCGAATTCAAGGACGGAAAGTCAGTCGACACATACAAGGAACGGTTTGAGCGTCTAATTCAGGCAGTTGACGGAGATTTTAAGAACTGGAAGCCGTATTGGGTTATTCCTTACAAAACTGTTGGGAGTTTGCCCGAAGCGGTTGCACACTTCGAACAGTTGTTAGCTCAAGGGCACGAAGGAACTATTCTTAAGAATTATCGTGCTCTCTGGGAAGATACTCGAAGCAAGCATCTGGTAAAATTCAAAGCGGAAAAAGATGCTGATCTGGAGATTATCGGCTGGAACCCAGGCGAAGGTAAATTCTTGGGGCAGGTCGGCAGTCTAATTTGTGCAAGTAGCGATAGGTTGGTTGAAGTTAGCATTAGTGGATTTTCCGACGAACTGCGTCAGTGGATTACAGACAATATTAAGGATTTGATTGGCAAGATTGTGACTGTGCTATACAATGAACGTATTAAGAGTAAGGCACGAACTGGAGTCGATTCGTTGTTCTTGCCGAGGTTTGTCGAAATCAGATACGATAAAACTGTTGCAAATAGCTCAAAGGAAATTAAGTAGGTAGGTAGCTCCTGCTACCACAGGAGCATATCATGTTTACTAAATATCCAAGTACCCCACATTTGCCATGGAGTCCCGGTGTATCCAGGGATGATAGTGTCCTTAAGGATATTTCCCACTTTGTCGGCAAAAGAGTTATCGCATCTAA